TCCGGGCGCGATGTATGCCCGCAGCGGCCAAGCCTGGGATCGCGTGCCGTTCTTTGGCGCTGCCACTGGCCGGCGCAATGTCATCCATCTGTTTGACCGCCGCCGGCCTGGGCAAGTGCGCGGCGTGCCGTACCTGGCTGCCGTCATTGAGCCGTTGAAGCAACTGACGCGATATTCCGAAGCGGAGATTTCCGCCGCCGTGCTGTCGGCGGCCTTCGCCGTCTTCGTCAAAATGGATGCCGAGTCGTTCGAGTCGCTCTTTTCCAGCGATGGATCACGTGACGCCTACCTCAAGGGCGCCATGAAATGGGATGGCAGCATCGGCACGGCCGCGCTTGATTCTCCCGGCAAGGCGGTCAATCTGCTGCCCGGTGAAGACATCATCACGCCCGACCTGAAGCGCCCGAATACGTCCTTCGACCCCTTCGTGCAGGCCGTTCTGCGTCAGATCGGCGTTGGTCTGGAACTGCCTTTTGAAGTGCTGGTCAAGCACTTCACCGCCAGCTACTCTGCGGCCCGCGCTGCATTGCTCGATGCCTGGCGCTTTTTCCGTGGCCGCCGTGACTGGATGGCCACCAACTTCTGTCAGCCGATCTATGAATTGTGGCTGGAAGAAGCCGTCGCCACCGGCCGCATTGCCGCGCCCGGCTTCTTTACCGATCCCGTGGTGCGTGCCGCCTGGTGCGCTGCCGTGTGGACAGGCGACGGCCCTGGCAGCATCGATCCGCTCAAGGAAGTGGATGCCGCCAAAGAGCGCATTGCGCTCGGTATTTCCACCATTGCGGCGGAATCGATCCTGCATGACGGCGTGAGCTGGAAGACCAAGCACCGCCAGCGCGTGCGCGAAACCGCTGCCCGCCGTGCAGACGGGCTTGAACAAGAGCAAGTCTCGCCAGTGCAGCGCGTCTATCCATCGGATGGGGCGCAGCCGTGATCTCGTCTCATTTCCACGTAAAACTGAGACAGCGAACTGTGGAAGATAGTCGCTCATGAAAATACTCAACATCCTGAACAGCCCATGGGCTATCCAGCCGCAAAAGCTGATCGATCTGCAGGCGATCTATGCCACGCATCTGCGCGGCGAAAAGATCGACATTGCCAGCGTCGAAGCCCGCATCGGCAAAACGCTGGCCAATGAGCAGAAAGGCTACACCGTGCAGGATGGCGTTGCCGTGCTGCCGGTCTCTGGCGTGCTGGCCAAGAAAATGAACATGTTCACGCAGATTTCCGGCGGCACGTCGATGGAAATCGCTGCGCGTGACCTCAAGTCTGCGGCCGTCGACACCTCCGTCAAATCCATCCTCCTTTTGATTGACTCCCCCGGTGGAACAGTCGACGGCACGCAAGCTATGGCCGCCGCCGTGCGGCAGGCGGCAACGCAAAAGCCCGTTGTGGCGCTGGCCGATGGCGTCATGGCATCGGCGGCATACTGGATCGGCTCGGCGGCGCACGAAGTTATCGCCAGTTCGGACACCACGCAGGTCGGCTCCATTGGCGTCGTGGCCGCGCATCGCGACGTTTCCGGGTCTGAGGCCAAAGAAGGCATCAAGACCACGGAAATCACCGCCGGCAAATATAAACGCATTGCTTCGAGCTATGCGCCGCTGACCGAAGAAGGCCGCGCCGAAATTCAGGGGCAGGTTGATTCCCTTTATTCCATTTTTGTCGATGCCGTGGCCGAAAACCGCGGCGTCGATGCTGAAAAGGTTTTGTCCGACATGGCCGATGGTCGCGTATTCCTTGCCCGTGACGCGATGCGCGCCGGGCTGGTGGATCGCATCGCCGGACTGGATGAAACGCTTGCCCGCATGCAGTCGGGCGAGTGGCCGCAAAAACGCCAGGCGGCGCTGCCGCCAGGAATCACTGCCTCGGCTTCCGAGGCGTCCGCAACCGATCCAAAGAAAGGAAAGACGATGGATCTGAAAACCCTCCGGGAAGAACATCCCGAAATCGCCCAAGCGCTTGTCGCCGAAGGCGAGGCGCAGGGCAAACTCGCTGGCGCCGACGCCGAACGCCAGCGCATCCGTGACGTTGAGGCGCAAGCCCTGGCCGGTCACGAAGCCCTGATCAATACCCTGAAATTCGACGGCAAGACTACCGGCGCTGAAGCGGCGATTCAAGTCCTGAATGCCGAGCGCGCCACGCGCGCCAAGCGTGCCGATGCTCTGGCCGCCGATGCGCCCGCCGCGCTGCCACATGCCGCCGCGCCCGAAGACAAACCGGCCGCCGCCGATCTGCCCTTCGACGAGCGCATCAAGGCCGAATGGGACAAGGATGCCGGCCTGCGCGCCGAATTCTCCGGCAATTTCGAGACCTACAAAGCCTTCGCCACTGCGCAGGCCGCCGGTCAAGTGAAGATTCTCAGCAAATAAGGACTGAATCATGACTACTCTTGCAGCCAATAAGCCGCGCGCCTATGAACTTGGCGAGCGCAATCACTTCCCGGTCATCGCAAAGGACATCATTTACGAAGGTGCCGCCGTTGGTATCGTGGCCGCCACTGGCCACGCCCAGCCGCTGACCTCTGCCGACAAGTTTGGCGGCTTTGCCGTTGCCAAGGCGGATAACTCTGCCGGCGCTGCCGCCGCCATCAATGTCGAAGTCGTCAAGAAAGGCGAGATTCAACTGGCAGTTACTGGCGCTGTCATTACCGACATTGGCCAGCCGGTCTATGCCACCGATGACGACACATTTGTTATGTCGCCGGTTGGCGGCGTGTTTATCGGCTTTGTCAAGCGCTACGTCACGACCGCCACCGTAATTGTGGAATTCAACGCTGGCGTGCTGGTCGATCCGTGGGCAGCCTTCAGCGTGCGCGAAGCCATTTCGGACAACAAGACGCTGGACATTCAAGACAACGGAAAGCTGTTTTGGGTGACGACTGACGCCAAGACGATCACATTGCCCGCTGTGGCAACGCCGGTCAATTGCGTCATCGCCAACGGTGGCGCCTTTGGCACCGTCCTGGTGACGATTGCGCCGAATGCCAGCGACAAGATTCAAGGGCCGGATTTGCCCGGCACCGACAATACCGCTTTGCTCAACACCAAGGCCACTGCCAAGCGCGGCGATTTCGTCAGGCTGGCAACTGGCGACGCCAATGGGGGCCTGGTGATCGAACTGCGCGGCACCTGGGCATCCGCCTAATCACTGACGACACGAAAGGATAAATCATGGATCAGTCAGCACTCTCCAGCCGTGCCGTCATCGGCATGTATTACGAAGCCCTTGCCGCCCAGAACGGCATTGGCTGGATCGACGCGGTGTCGAATTATTTCGGTTCCGATCAGGCGTCCGAAACCTATCCGTGGCTCGGCATGCCGCCGGCGCTGCGTGAATGGCTCGGTGGTCGTCAAGCCAAGGGTTTTTCGACCAATGCAGTCGAAATCAAGAACAAGCATTTCGAAGCCACCATCGAAATCGCGCTCAAGGATTTGCGCCGCGACAAGACAGGCCAGATCAAGGCGCGCCTGGCTGAATTTGCCCAGCGCGGCCAGTCGCATTTCGCCAGCTTGTTGTCGACGCTGATTGTTAATGGCCCGTCAGCAGTGTGTTACGACGGCCAGTATTTCTTCGACACCGACCACAGCGAGGGCGCCAGCGGCACGCTCGACAACGACATCACCACGGACATTTCCGCCTTGCCCGTTGCCGTGCATGGCACGGTGACCGCGCCATCGAAGGAAGAAATGCTGCAGGCGATTACCGCGTCGATCAGCCAGTTCTTCACCTTCAAGGATGATCAGGGCGAACCTATAAATGAGGATGCCAAGTCTTTCCTGGTTATGGTGCCGGTCGGCCTGGCGCCTGCAGCCCGTTCGGCGCTCTCCGGCCTGAACGACATTGGCGCCGGCATGTTCACGCTCGATGGCTTCAACGTCAATCTGGTGGTGAATCCGCGCTTGACCTCCGGCGGCTGGACGGATGAATTTGTCACCTTCCGCGCCGATGGCAGCATCAAGCCCCTTATCCGCCAGGAAGAGACCGCTCCGACCATCAAGATGAAGGATGAAACTTCCGAGTACGCCTTCGACAACGACGCCATCCAGATCGGTGTCGATACCTGGCGCAACGTTGGCTATGGTCGCTGGCAGGGCGCCGTCCTCAATACGTTGGTCTGATCGCCATGATCCGGCACATCATAAGCCAGACGACGGACTTTGCCGCCGGAACGCGCCTGCAGCTTTCCGAAGCGCAGGCGCGCTGCCGCCGTCATGCCCTGCAGTCGGCAGGCGACGGCATCTATGTCGCCACTGCTATGGTTCAGTTCAAGTCCGGCGAAGAAATCGGCCTTGAAGGCGAGCCGACCAAGGCACAGGCGGAAGCCGTTGTCGCCAAGGACGCGCCCGTCAAGCCGGCGCGCAAGGCAAAGGGGTAAGCCATGACATTCGACGCCACCGATCTATCCGCAATTTTTGGGGATGACATGCCGGGCTATGCCTTGGCATCGATTGGTGCGTCGAGCGTTCCTGGCTTGCTTCTGAGTACCTGCAGCGAAGGCTTCGGCATCGTCGGCGGCACGCAGCCGGTTTTCCGCTGCGCAACTGCCGAGGTTTCCTCGGTAGTTGAAGGCACGGCCATCACGATTAACAGCGTGGCTTACACTGCCCGTGCCGTCGAACCTGATGGCACCGGCATTACGCTGATCCGTCTGGAAAAGGCAAGCTGATGGCCAATCACCTGCGCCAACAGATCCGCGAAGCGGTGGCCACCAGGCTTTCCGGCCTGACGACCACCGGCGCGCGCGTCTATCAGTCGCGCCTGCATCCGCTTGCCGACAGCAACCTGCCATGCTTGCTGGTCAATACCGACAGCGAAGAGATCGCCACCCTGACCCTGCAGCCGCATCCGGTCATGGAACGCGACCTGACGCTGGCCGTGCGCTGTGTGGCCAAGGCGGTCAGCAATCTGGACGACACGCTCGACACGATGCTGAAGGAAGTCGAAACCGCGCTGGGAATGGTCGCCGACCCGACCTATGGCGGAATGGTGAAAAGCATGGTTCCGAAAGCCATCAATATCGAAATGGACGATGCCCTGGACAAGCCAGTCGGCATCGCAAGCTTGATTTATATCGTTACTTATTACACAGCCGACGGTTCGCCGACGGCCAGCGTGTGAGGTCAGCATGACACCAGCCGGCATCGTATTGCATGAAACCCTGTTGAGAGCGGCCAAAATGGCGTTGTCAGCATGGGAAAAGTGGTTGAAGGAATTGAAGAGTTAAACCGCAGGATGTGCCCCGCCGCTGGCTGCGCGCACCTGCATTTGAATACTGAAACACCCTGGCACGCTGATTCGCCGCGCTGAAAAGCCCCGCCAATCGATTGCCTCCCTGGGAAATCTCAAGGAGCATCGAAATGGCAATTTTCTGGTCAAACGTAGGCGTCGACGTACAGACTTCACTGGCTACCGCCGTCACCATTACAGGCATCACGAAAGCGAATCCCGGCGTCGTGACAGCAACCGCGCATGGATTAGCCAATGGTGACTATGTGCTGCTGTCTTCGCAAGGCATGCACCAGCTCAACAATAAGATTTTCCGCGTCGCGAACAAGACGGACAACACGTTTGAGCTGGAAGGCGAAAACACCACCAGCTATGACACTTTCACCAGTGGCACCGCGACGGCAATTACATTCGGCGCGTCAATGACCACGGCGCAGGATATTAACGTCAGTGGCGGTGAGCCGGAATATGCTGACACCACCACAATTCACGACTCAATCAAGCAGCGGGCACCTGTTGTTACCTCGCCGATGACAATGACGATGAATAATATTTTCAAACCGTCAGATACCGCATTGATCGAACTGCGCAGCGCCACCAAGACATTGACAACCAGAGCCATCAAACTGCGGTTTTCCGATGGCTCCAAAATTGTCGGAAATGCTTATGTTTCGGCGCCTGGAGTGCCTACAGGATCGGCTCAACAGGTTGTGCAGACGCCTGTGTCGCTTGAATTCCAGGGCATGCCCACCGTTTACGCGAGCTGATCATGAGACAAACCGAAAAGGTCAAAATCGGTGCACACACCCTGACCGTCAAGGAATTGACGGTTGGGGAGGTGCGGCAGTGGCTTGCCAAACTATCGTCGGGAGAAGATGTTTCAACCGATGTAACTGGCATGTTGCTATTTCAGGATTTTTCGCTGCATGAAATCGCTCTTTTCGTCAGTGAGCCGGTTGAATCCGACGAACTGACGCAGTCAGAGGTGCGCGATTTGCTGTCCGTAATCAAAAGGCTGAACCCTGATTTTTTTGCGCTTCGCGAGCGGCTTTTGAAAATGGGAACCGTCTCGCGCAACTCGGAAACGCCAGAGACAGAGCCAGAAGCAGTCTAAAAATGTTTGAACGCTCGATCAGCGTCATGATCGAGCGTGGCCATGCCAACGCCTGCAATTATCCATGGGGATTTTGGATAACTGCGCTTGATAACGCAAACGGGAAATAAAGTGGCTGCTGAATCAATTGCAATCCAGATAGTGGGCGATGTCAGCGGACTGCAGCGCTCCTTCGCGGAAGCAAAGCGCCAGACCGACTTGCTGGCCGCCGGGATAAAGTCGGTGCAGGACAAGATCGGCCAAAATTCCTGGGGCAAAGGCATAGATGCGGCATCTGTTGCATTGGCGAAAGTAAGGGCTGAAGCGCTGCAAGCGCAATCCGGTGCCAATATCCTCTCATCTGCAATGGCCTCGCTAAATCTGCGGATGAAAGAAGGCACGGTTTCGCAGGCAGAATTTAAAGCAGCATCCGCAAAACTCAATCAGGAATTCAGAAAAACAGCGACCGAAGCCGGAGACGCCGGAAACAGAATCCGAGGAATCGGCAGTTCGCTCGGCGGCATAGGCCCGCTGGTAGCTGGTGCTTTCAGTGTTGGCGGCGTGGTTGCTTTCGGGCGAGCGTTACTGGATTCATCGTTGGCAGCGGAAAAGCTGCAGCGCACTTTAACCTTCGCCGCCGGGAGCAAGATTGCTGGCGCCGAGGATCTGGAATACCTGCGTGCCACTGCGAATAAATTAGGTCTCGATGTGCGCAGCGCTGGGGAAGCCTTCGCCGGCCTGTCCGCTGCTGCGCGTGGCACAGCCCTGGCTGGGCAGCCGGCACGCGAAGTCTTTGAGGCTGTGGCCGGTGCGTCGACCGTCATGGGCTTGTCTGCGGAGCAAACGCAAGGCGCTCTTCTTGCCCTGCAGCAAATGATGAGTAAAGGGACAGTCCAGTCCGAAGAATTGCGCGGCCAGCTCGGCGAACGCTTGCCGGGCGCCTTCGCTATTGCAGCGAGGGCCGTTGGAAAAACAACGGCTGAATTAGGCAAGATGCTCGAAAGCGGACAAGTAATGTCCGACGAATTCCTGCCCAAGTTCGCGGCCGAATTAAAACGATCAGTTTCTGCCGATTTACCAGCCGCAACACGTTCGATGAATGCCGAAATCAATCGAATGAAAAACGACTGGGATATGCTGCTGCAGTCATTCGCCAGCGGTGGCGGCATGCAGGCAGCAACAGAAGGCATTAAATCCCTGTCGAACGGGCTGCAAATCGTTTCTCGCAACATGGACGTGATGCAGAACGCATCGCTGGCCATCGGCGAGACTGTACTGGTAACAGGAGCTGTCGTCGGTGCGGCCAGGCTTGTTGCCTTGGCCAGGGCTTTTGATGTCGCCAAAGTTTCCGCTTTGGCGCTGACCTCCAACCCGGTCATTCTTGCTTTTGCTGCTGCTTTTGCTGGCGGCATGTATCTGGCAAATCGTCGGGTAGACGAAATGAACTCCGGCCTCAAGCTGATGCAGGTTGAAGCGGACAGGGATCGCATCGTCATCAACGACATGCAAAAAGCGCTTGATCGTGTTAATGCGTCTGGCGGTGACGCCAAACGCATCAAGGACGTGGCCTACGCCTATCGCACTGGTGCGCTGAGTGCCAAGGAAGCGTCGAAGGCAGCAATGGATTACGCCGGGTCACTTGAGGCGGCAAATGCCAAAGCCGCCTCGGCAAAAGCTCTGCTGGCCGGATACCTGCCGCCATCTGAAAAGGTGCGCGAACAACTAAAGAAGCTGGAAGAGGCGCAGCTTGCCGCCAACGAAAAAGACAAGCTGACAACGCAGGAATTCTCTGCCGCCAAAGCCAAAATAATCGAAGACGGTTACAAGCAACAAGTGGCGGTGCGCAATGAAATTCTCAAGCAGGCCAATGAGCAGGAATTAAGCGCCGAAAACGTCAAGATTGCGGCGGTTATCGAACTACAGAAAACCCGCATGCAAAATGCCAGCGGGAATTTGGCATTGATTGCCGCTGCCGAGCGCGCATCGGCGCAACAAGTTACACAAATCATGCTTGCCGGTGAGCTTGAAAAATCAAAAGCAGCCAGAGAAAGCGCTTTGTCCAGAGTCAAAAGCACAGAAGATGCCTTGGCAAAATCGCTTGATGCGGAAAAAAGATTCGCCGCCAGAATCATCCAATTGCAGGATGCCATCAGCGGCATTCAGCAAAGCGCTGCCGACAAGATTAGCGAGATTCGCCGCAAGGGAATGACAGAAAGCCAGGCAGAAGCCAGCCGGCAGGAAGAGATTGCCCGTAAGTTTGCCGAGTCGGAAGAATTGCTAAAGAAAGGCGAGGCCGCAGCCGCCGTTGAAATCGCCAAAAAGGCCGAGGCGCTGGCCATGGTTTCAACTAATCTTGCGATTCAGGAAAAGGCTGTCCGCCGCGCAGCCGAGGTTGAAGTTTCGGCGCGCATGCAGGAAAAAGACGCCGCCGAGCAAGCGCTGGCCGCGCAAAGAGTCAGCACGGAAGCACTTAGTGCTTCGCTCAGAGTGCAGAAATCAGAACTTGATAAAGTAAGTGCTGCCGTTAGTTCGCTAGATCAGCGTCTTGCCTCGCCACGGGCGCTGGACATCAACACAGCGCCAGCATTATTTAAAATTGCAGAAGTCAAAAGGGAGTTGGCTTCTATCGCCAACGCCACGCTTTTATCCAGCGGAGGCGATTCTGGCGGCATTGTTTCAATGCCTGAATTTGCCGCTGGTGGTCTAATTTCAGGGCCAGGCACTGGTACTAGCGACAGCATCGCCGCGCGCGTTTCAAGCGGTGAATATATCGTCCGCGCTGCCGCTGTTGATCGCTACGGCGCCCGCTTTCTTGATTCCATCAATCGTATGTCCGTGCCTAAATTTGCCGCTGGTGGGTTGGTTGGCGGTGGTGGCGCTGGTGGGTTGGTTGGCGGTGGTGGCGCTGGTGGTATCACGCTGAATGTGAATGTTAGTGGCGGCAATCCACAATCAATTATTTCGGCTATCAAGCAAGCCCTGCGCACTGACCCTGGCTTGCTGTCTGTGGCTAACGTGAGGGCTGGATAATGCGGATCGCCTACCACAAAACCGGATCAAGCTTGACGCCTGCAGCGCTCGACGCCTGGATTGCCGCCAAGATTGCCGCCTGGCCGACGATTGATTCGGCGGGTTTGTTGATTTCTGTGGGTGATCCGAAACATCCGTTTAGATGGGAAAGCGACACCGTTGCCGATGATCGGATAACGCTTGGCGGCAAAAGCTTCTCCAAAATTCGCTACACGGCAAGGAATGTCGAAATTGAATTCCCTCCTTTGTCCGAAAACGAGGCGGCGACATGGCGCACATTTTACGCGGCGACAAAGGGATTTCGCCTGCCGTTTATCGTTGAGCATCCGATTCTGCGTACTGTAATTGCCCTGGTTGGTGGCCAGCCTTTCCCGTTCTCGCTGACCAATAAAGGGTTATACAGCGGCAGTGTCAATTGGCGGCAGTACCTGTGAAGAATCTCTCATCCTGCCTGGAAAACGATCTGGCCTCGCGTGCCAGCGCGTCCTTTTTTGTCGCAGCCTTCGAGCTAGACGAGGGAACGTTGTTTGTCAGCGACGGGATTTCGTCACTAGGCAGTGATGTCATTTATCCCATTGCTGACGCCATCAATCAAGGCGGGTTTGCGATTGAATCAGAACATCTGCCGGAAGAATTCCAAGGCGCACGCTGGATTAACCGGGAAGTCGCCATACTGGAATGCACGCCGGATATGGGCAGCGTCTATGATGGATCGATCCTGTTTGATGGCATCGTTGGCAATGAGCCGGACTTAACAGACGGCAGACTGCAAATCAATCTGGCCAAACCGCGTGAGCGCGTGGCGGTGGTGCCTGATTTCGGATCGGTGGATGCAGACACTTACCCAAAGGCCAGTGCGGAATCCTCCGGTCAAATCCTGCCGCTGGTGATCGGCGTTGTTGAAGATTGCCCGCTGATGGCGGTATCAGAAACGGTCAAAACCACGTTGAGCAAAGCCGCTTCGCCGGGCGATATTTCCCTATCGGTTGGCGATGCCAAAGCATTCCCGGCTTATGGGGCGGCATGGGTGGATGATGAGTCGATCTTTTATTCCAGCCATTCGGACACTGAGCTTTTGGGCTGCAGTGTCAAAAGCGCCCATGCCGTTGGGACGGCGGTTGTTTTTGCTGGCGAGTATGTCTATCAGGCAGCAGGGAATCCTTGCAAGAGCATTGATTCTGTGCGCGGCAGTGACACCGCATTTACTGCGGAGAGTTTCGCTACGGATCGTGTCTTTTTCGCAAAAGCCCCACTGGCCAAAAACGTCGCGACCCGTAACAGCGTTTTGTTGCAGTTTGATTCGGTGGCTACGTCTGTTTTCACGCAGGCATTTGACGTGACCTATGAAAACGGCGACACCATCAAGCCGGTCGAGGTTTATACCGACACCGGATCCGGCGTCAGCATTGGTGGGTTGTCGACGGGGAGTGGCACGGCTAGCACGAAAACCACCGGCAAACTGTCTATTGTTCCTAGTTATACCACGACAGGCGTACAGGCCCTCTCTAACGGCACCAAATACTCCGCACCCTACTATCACTCTCCGCCAATAGGGGCTTTTTACGGCTCGACCTATCCTGACGAGACTACCTATGCCCGTTATGTTTTCACGCTGACATCCAGCGAGGTCTTAGCGATTCCATCCGGGGCTGAAGCGACGGTCACGGTGGCGATCACCGAAAGCGCACTTGATCCAAACGTCAAGCCTGATGTCAGTTTCACCAGTAATTTCGCCATCAATGGCGTGGCGATGACCTCGGATAGCGTCAGTTTCACCGCAGGCGCGACAACTACATTTACCTCGACAATCACGATGGTCATGGCGGCAACCAATCACACGCAGGCGCTACTGGCCTTGGTGATGGGTGTTAGTCATGGCGTTAGCCGCACCATTGATCAGATCATGTCGGGCTATTACGGACTGCGGGCTGATATACGTTACGGCTATCGCATCGCCTCCAACATTACAGCGGAGTGGTCAGTATGACAGCGACAGTCGGGCTCCCCGCGCAAGTCAGCGAAATCATTCTGCTGAAAGACCTTGATTTGCTGATTCCGATTCCGGCCTCGGTGACTGCCGGAATCAAGAATTTTACGGTAACGGTGGAAGCGCAGCCGCGTCAGGATATTGATAATCCGGCAGACGTTTATATCGCCACCTTGGGTGGAGTGCCTTTTGCCGTGCCGAAAGCTGGCGGAACGGTGACCGTGGCGGTGCCTGTGACACCAGGCAGCACAATCCAACTGGTGCATACGCTCAACCATGCCGGCGTCGATATGCGCACAGTTCTGGCAACGCTGTTCGGAGCGAATAAAGCCTACAACAGACCCTATCTCTCTTGTGATACGGCCATGCAACTGGTTTGCCCGAAAATCACACGGGTAGAGCCTGCTGGTGGCTGGACACCTTCCACAGCCTCCAATGTCTGCACCAATCCGGTTTATGCCATCCGTGCGGTGACGGCGACGGTGACACAAAGCGCTTTTGGCTTCGACAGCAGCATCACGACATTGGGCAGCGGCAATATCACTTTCACCCGTCCGAATTCTGATCGCATTGTCCTTGGCGTCTATACCGTGACCTATACGGTCACGCTCAACGGATACAACGGCGATGTGAAACTGTCCATTGGTGATCAGGTGGTCTATGCAGCCACGGGCGGTTCTGTCATTTACCAATGGTCGCCATGTACGGTACAGCTTGATAGCGATGTGGATGTCTTGCCGGTCAAACTCAACGGTGGCGGCGGCGTGGTCAGTGTGGTGATTACCGCTGCCAGTCGCACAGTCGGCACCGGCAATCTGGACGGATCGAAATACGCTACGCTGGCCTATCCATCCACCCGATATTTCCGCGCCTTGCAGGTGGATGAAAACCCCGACCTCGGCACGATTGCGAGTGCCAAGCTGGCGGTGGAATGGTTTGGCAACGGCATCATCCCGGACAACACCGCACAGGTCAAATGGGCTGGCCGAGTTTTGGGGTATCTCGCCGCGCAGTCGCTCGGTGGCCAGAATATCAACAAAACGATTACCACCTCAGTCGTGGCGCAAGGCGCGGCGGCGCTGCCGACACAGAACATCAGCACAACAGTCTCAAAGACTGACAATCTGGTTAATGTCGCCGTCAGTACGCCGTTGAGTTATACGCCAAAACAGGTGAATGACTCTGTTTGTTTATTTCCGCTGAATACGCGCATCGGCCTTCCGCTTGGGGTAGTGGCTGGAACATACA